TCAGAAATCTTGTCGAAAATCTTTTTACCAAACTTATACAGTTTGATTTGACCTTCGTTTTCAGGATTGCTTGGGTCTGAAATAACCAGAATGTTGGCAATATATGTCAACTTACGCTTCTGCTTGCGAGCAATTTCTTTGTTTGCTTCAATGCCAGAATTCCACAAAACATTATTATGTTCGCAGACTGGACACTTATCATTCAAAGTAGTCAAACAGTTATCAATGAACCAACCGCCAGGTCCCTGAAATCCGTGACTGAATGTGCGAACCCACGGTAAGGCATCATCACCATCAACTGCTGGTGCTGGGAGAAAACGAACAACAGCCATGCCGTTGCCAGATTTATCTACTGATGGTTGCCAAAAGCGAGTATCGTCTTTTGAACCGGATTCTGATGAACCGGATTGGGTAGCTTCAATCGCCTTGGTTAGTTTGTCCATGGAACTACGATTGCGCTTTAGATTTGCAAATGAACTCATTGTATTACCTCGTATAAAAATGTATTTGTATTAAATGTATAACTTCTTGTCCACAGTATCATAATATAACTTTATTTATGTGCTTTGTCCAAAAGAATATCTAGCAACATGATAGTATTGCCAACATCCTTGTGATGAATACCTATGCCTCCTGCTTTGTTAAAGGCTTCGATAACATCTAAGGTATCATCAATTAAGATACTATCTGGAGTTGCAAACTCCGCCTTTAATTTCCTACCTGCTACTACATTGACTTTCCATTTTTCGGAAAGATTCATTTTTTTAATCCAAACATTCTTTTGAACTTCTACTTCACTATGGTATTTGTTACCACCAGATGATGTAAGAATTTCCACATTTTCATGCGAAAAGTTTTTCTGAACATATGTGATTAATTCGGGACCACCTGGCCACCAATTAAGAGTTTCAAAGTTTTTACCTTCAACAAAAACAGTCCAGTTATTACTAAATTGTTTTCTATCCCGTGATGAACCTGGCGATTCACCGAATAATTCAATGTATCGCTTTTCAAAGTTGGCAATTACGCCATCCATATCTAAGTATAATTTCATAATATAATCTTTCTCAACAATAACTTATATTTTACTACATCTAAGGTAAGAAAAGAGGCATACTTTACCAAACTCTGCCTGTAATCAGGCCATCGTATAGTATCGGTAATCTTCCTGTCCCACATTGGCAAGAATTGTAGGATCGAGTTTAGGACGATTAGAGATTCTGGTGCTATCTCCTTACGCAGAGCCATCGTTAACAGTCTAGGATGTTCTCCATTACTTGACAATACATCATTCGGATCTTTACAATCTTCGAAAATAACTTTACAATCATTCTCAAAAATGTATGCCATGGATTGGACAACTTTCTGCCTTTCTTTGAAGGCAATATCAGCTTCTTCCTGTAACAAATCACCTGCCCAACATTTATTATTAGCAAATAAATTGGCAATTACAAATTGAGTATATTCGTCTTTGTTTGGATACTTGCGTGAGAGCTTGTAGAAATGGTATTTGTCCCTACGATTCTCAAATGTGCTGGGACTAATATTACACTTACCATTATACTTGAAATAATCATAGTCGCTGGTAAAGTGTAATTTTAGTGTGTGATAAATGGAAAAGGCTTCGTAGCCTGTCATATAGGCAATCTAGGACTCTTATTCTTTAACATATTGTGTTCCATTGCATCGTTTTCAATTCTAGCTTTTAAATTAGCATTGACCAAGGTCGAGGCTACTTCAATTTCCAGTCCTGTGCGTTTGCAATGTTCCACAATGGCTTCAATATAGTTGTAGCTAGTTTCAGCAACTAACTTATCAATCTCTTTAGCGAACTTCATCATTTCGTCTTTAGTCGGCATCATCGTCTACCAATTCCAAATGTCCTTCGAAATGGAAACCACAACCTTTTAAAAACATTTCAAATTCTCCAACGATATCACTTAGAGTTTCACCGTTGAATTCAACTGTCTTTTTAGATTCGATACCTGCTGCCCATGGCATGGCATCTTCTTGGCAAATAAATGTAAACTTACTCATTGTCTAATACTCCTCAATTTACGACATTCATTTCTAACTTCAGGCGGAAAATCAGGTGATATCTCCGCCAACCTACAATCATACATTATGCCATGACTTTTATGGCCATAATTATACACAATATATGCCACTAATATGATGGTGCATATTGTTAAAGCAACTAAACTTAAAACATCACTTAACGATTGTTTCGTAGAGGGCTTCAAATTGTTCATGTGTTGCAACTTCCTCATCATAGTTTTGTTTGTGGTAAACCTTAATTAGTTTTGCAACCAATTTTTTAGGCAACTGCAAATCTTTAGCAATGGCGGTGCTGGATTCTTTAATGTAATCTTTTTCACCTTCCATCCTAGTCATCGAAGCGGAACACTCACGCAAGCAATCCAAAAGTTTCTTCTGGTCTGCTGGATTCGAAATCTGATTAATACTCAATTGAACTACTGCCATAATATACCTTTCTGTTTATTTTTTACTTGAAGCTGCGTATGCTACACATACTGTATCTGTATTGGTTACAAATGAACAACGAACCGAAATTGGATCCAATCCTTTTGCGATAGCCGAATCAATGTTCTTTGACATTAGAATTCGGTCGTTGACATTATAATAGGTGGCACCAATAATAACCGATAAAATCACGGTTGATACACCAATAACTATTGTCTTAATATCTTTGAGCAATTCACTCATAGTTTTATCTCCTTTTTCATCGTTTGTATGTCTGTATTTCTCTTATAGAATATATGTCTGCCTATCTGTGTAGTCTTTGGCAATCCCCATTGAGGATTAACATAGTCTGCATGATAGTAGGTTGCACCTTTTGTTACATCACCTATATTGTCATAATTCATAAGCACATATACTGCTAGATTACGAATATCATTATACATCGAATTGTTGGTCGCTGTCAAGCTTTTCGTGGCAAAGAATGGTTGACATACCCAACTGAACTGGCAAATGCCATTTGTTTTTTGGTTAACTACACCACATACATCTTCACCATAATTACCTGACGCTAATCTGTTTAGTGTTACAAGAGCAACGGCAACTTGGCCTTCTCTTGGTTCACTTTTAGCTTCATAGTAAATATTTTCAGCAAGACAATCTACCTGTTTTTGAATAGGTTTCGATAACGAATTATAGCTGATGTTGAACGGCAAATGATAAGTGTTAATATTTTCTGTTGCTGTAACTGCAAACAGTAATATTGATGCTGATAATATTATACTTGTTAGTATCGTTTTACTTCGCAATGTTTTCTCCTGTGTTTTTTGCCGGAGAGCCGCAGGCTCCCCGTCCCAATCAAGATGATTTCTTGGTTTTTACTTCAGCGGCTGCTGGAGTTTGAGATACGAAACCATTGAGAGCTTCTGCTTTCTTTATAATTTCGTTTTCGTTTGGGAATAATGGAAAACCCGGATGTGTAGGCGGTGTTTCGCCTTTTAATCGAGCACTCTCGATTTGGGTTTGCCAACTGTTTGATATAATCTCACGCTGACCATAGTAGTCATCGGTGAGCATATCTTTGGCCATTTTTAAGAGTTCTAGCCGTATCTCATAAGGTGTCATTGACATTGTAATACTCCTGTGTGTGTAGTATCAGCGATTGTGTGTTGTGCTGATAATCTATTTATAAGCTTACCAAGCCCAAGATACGCAACTATACCTTGTTCCTTTAGTTACTGGTTGCACTCCGTGTGGAAATAAAAATACTGATGGAAAAACTACTGCTGAACCAGTTTTAAATTTAATTTCTTCATCACCCCACATAATAAATTCTCCACCTTCATAATCATCATTGAGGATAGCTAGAAAGGTCATTGTAGGAATGCCTTTCTTTTCACCTTCAAATAATGAATGAATATGGTCACAATGTAATGCCATTAATCTATCTTCACTATACTTATTGAATCTCACTTCGCTAAATCCTTGCCATCCTGAGAACCAAGGAAAATTTAATTCATTAATATATTTTTGATATGAGTCCCAAATTCTTTGCATGATATATGGTTTAGTGGAAATATTCCCATAAGCAATATCTAGCTCACGATTACCACTTCGACTGGAATATTCTCCAGTAGAAGCATTATAAAATGTGTGTTGTTGCCAATTAGCATTTTCCATTTCAACAATGGTTTGTTTACACTTATCAGCATCAAGCCAATTGTCATAAACTTTTACATATGACCTTAAATCTTTATCCATAATTAATCCCAAAGTGCTTCGTAATATTTACCAAACAGGCGATAGCCATTTGTCTTTCTTGCTTGGTGTGCTTTCAAACCTTCCCAATCAACTTTGGTTTTACTTACATATGCACCATCTTTATCCCAAGGAAAACCACCAGGTTCATTTTCTGAATGGTCAAAGAATTCAGATTCATCATCATCAATCGTTTTTCTTTCAAAAGCCCAAATCATCTCATCAAGGATCCAATCCCATCTTTGGAAATGGAACTCATCTGTATCCCATTCATCTTCTTTTGGTTTTGCACTTGTGCTTTTAAGGTTATCAGGAACATCTTCATCATCGGTCATTGGTGCACCGTGTTTTGTTTCTTTTAATTGTTTCAACATTGGTAAAACAACATATGCTAAGGTATGATCCATCGACCAAGTGTCCCATTGGTCAATCTTAACATATTGAATTCTAGGATGAACCGTATCTAAAAACTTTTGCCACGCTTCACAAAAAGGCTGTAATCGGTCAGACCATTTCTTAATGATAGGTTCATCATAATCAATTTCACGCCAAAAATATATTTTCTCCAAGATTTTATATGGAGAAACCCAATGACTACGGTATTTTGAGATATAGATTTTCATTTTGTAAGTGTATAACAATAATAAACAAATGCACTCGCTAGAGATAACTTGAAAATAAGGCCAAATATAAACAACATAGGTTTTCTAAGAATATAGATTACCAATGTTGCAAATAAGACAACATAAAACATATTGGCATCCACAAACTCATCATACTTATGAATCGTTGGCGGATTATCAATAACTTCGTGGATTGTTTCAGTAATAAGTGGCATAGTGAAGCTATTATACTACAACCATCTTATTTTTGAGGTAATAATCGCTGATGGTTTGTTTCAATGGAGGCAAGTATGCCTTCTTGCTACGAACAAAGACCTGTGATTGCCCATCTTCAACGGCAATTACCACAACGATTCTGTCAATTGGTTTGCCTGTAATTTCTTCAAACATTTCTGCATAACAGGTACATTGTTGAAAATAGTTTTGAATGTAACCTTCTAGCTTCTCTTTAGTGGAAGTTTTAAAGTCAATCACCGCAATTTCATTATCCCATTCAGCAATACAGTCAACTCGACCAGCAATCTTTAAATTATCTGAATAAAGTGGTTGCTCAATAGAATAGATGTTGCCGATATTAGTATCAAGGTATGGTTGTAACTGTAAGAATAACTCCTTGATGTTTGGCATCAATTTTCGTTTCATCTTAAAGTCCATTTCGTTCAACAAGTATTTTTCACAAGCTAAATGTAATGCCTCACCTCTACGACTAGCACGACCAGAGATTTTATTGGCTTCTTCTTCACCAATCTTTTTTCGCCATGCATCAATACCTGCTTTAGATAAAGAACCTAATACGGTTGTTACCGATGGATAAGCTTTACCTGAAGGTGTGTAATATACTCTACCTTTTTCAGTAGTCTTTGCTTCTAATTCAAAATCTAATTCTGGTAGTTTGACATGGTTAAAAATCATCGTTTGTTCTGCAATCTTTTTGTAATCCTGTCAACGTGTTTTTTAACCACCTGAGAACTTCTTGCTTCTTTGATAGATTTTTTACCATATCGTTCACCAACAACCGAGCCAGGATGTTTCTCTGCTACCTTAGATAACACTTCTCTCCATCCATCGCCAGCCTTTTGGTCATTTGTACCACCTCTTGATGATACAATTGCAGGTGCGGTAATAATCACTTCGATATTAGGATTTTCTTTTAAGAATTCTTCACGCTGTGACCATGACATGAACTTTTCAATTTCTTCACCAGTTTCGGTATCAATAAAATTATATGTTGGCATACCAATCAGGAACCTTTCGTTTTTTCCAATTCGCTAAATGCGACTTGTTCTTTATATAGTAGTTCCGATAGGAAGCGAGAGAATCATCACCGATTTTCACTTCGTCTGGCATAGCACGCCAAGGTGCTTCAAATGGGTCGTGTGAAATATTTTTTGGTGATTGTGCCAATACATGACGAAGCTTCTTGTCTGTTAGATGAGTTTTCCCATAGCGGAAGGTGTATTCATTACAGGTGGCACAGAACAATTCGTAGAGCCATTGGTAATTATCATTAGAATCTCTACACCACTTAGCGGAAGGATGATTAATGTGAGTAGCACTATAAAGAACATTATCACGAGAATCACCAAGATGATACCAATTTTGCTTTCGACCAGTTTTAGAGAGCCGAACAGAGATAGTGCCGTCAAGCACACGATGAGCAGTAGAAAGAAGCTGAGCATATTCTAAAATCATCTTAACCACGTGTTTGTCATTGTGATATTCCGCACATTTAACAGCATCATGGTCAAGATAAAATATGTTCACTTTTTAGCCCATTCTCTCATCACCTGTTCTAAAGGTGCAAAGTCATATTGTTTCTTTTTACCAAAAATCTTATTAAATAAATTCATTATCATTACCATTCTCCGTCATCAATCCAAAGTCTTACAGTTATTGGGAGAATCTCTATTACCAGAGCGTCTTGTTCCCATGCTTCATTAGTTACAAAATAATTTGCAGCTAATCGCCAGTGATAGGGATTAAACTTAATTGTAACATTTAATCCACTATATTTGAGGTAATTCAAAAACTTTTTCATCATAAACCTTTCGCTAGTGATACTGTATCCAGCATCTGTTTTTGCCTTTTTAAAATTTCAAAAAACAACCTTAATGTATTGTAGGCATCAACATCAGCTCGGTGTGCTTCGCCTTCAAACTGTAATTTATAAACACCCATTGCTGATGATAAACCACCCGCTGGTCTTTTGCCATTTGCAAGCAGTCTTAGTGTATACCAAGTCTTTACATCAATCCATCGGCGACCAAAATGTCTAAACTCAATACCATGCTTATCGAATTCATCCTTCAACTCGGTAGAATCTCCTCCACCCCAAGTTACAGGATTTACGAATACATCATGCTCTTTAATTAATCTACTCAACTCTTGGCCAATGTCATAGTGTGTCATACCAAATTGTTGAATATCTTGTGTAGTGATACCAGTTAAATCCGTAATGAATGGGTAAATTGGGTCGTTAATCTTAACATACCACTTCTTAGTAATCCATTCTTTAGGGTTTTCTCTAGCAGAACCGATGGCAACACCAACTTGAATAATCTTTGGGTTTGGTGTTGAACCATCTTGAGCATTATTTAACTCTAGGTCAAGCGCTAGATACTTCTGGTCTAAATTCATTAATTAACTTTCACAGGTGTTTCATCAATACCTTTAGTGATAGCAGAATTGGAATCACTAATTGTTGCTTTCATCGAAACTGGTTTAGCAGTCAAATCAGTAGTAGCAGGTTCAACTGGTTTAGATTCGGCTTTTGGCACACCATTAGCTTTATCAACTGAATCTTCTAATTCACGGAACGCTGCCGACTTACGCAAGGCTAAATCTAGTTTTCTATCAGCACGAATCTTCTCAACCAACAATCGGTTAGAATCATCTAATGAATATCGTAACTGGACGAATGAGCGATAGCCTGCGCCTTCATGGCGAACTTCAAAATGGACACGCCTAATGCCAATTAAATTCACTTGTGCAATTAACAGTTTGGTTGTTCTTTCGATATCACGGCTAATGTCATCTGAATTACCAACTTCTGCGGTAAAGTCTTTCATCATAGCAGAAACATATGATGAATACTTGCCTGCTAATTCACGCTTTGCTGATAGCATGGATTTATCAACTGCAAATTGTAAATCTTTGGAATACTCGGATGATACCGAGTAGAGAGCGCTATCATCTGGCTTTGCATAATACCATTCAGGAAAAGCCACAGTATCACCAGACTTAGCGCCTTTGCCAAATAAACTGGCAGAGTCACCTTGCTTTGGTACGCTACCGCAAGCCGACAATAGAATTAGTGGGACTAGTGCTACTAATAACTTCTTTTTCATAAACTACCTCATAATATTAATATGTCTTGTGATAACCTTGCGAGAATTCGCTGGTATCTGAGCAATAACCGATTTCAATTCGTTATCGGTATAACTACTTTTCATAGACACATCGTTGGTCACAAATAAAAACAACAACAACTCTTTACTCTGCACTTGGCCTTCAGGCACTTGTGCTTTTAATACTGATGGCTTGGATGGTAACATATATTTTTGCCATTTTGTGGCAATTCTATGTTGTATGATTCTCACATACTTACCATCATAATAATTGAATACGAATAGATTGCCTTCTTGGTTAGAACTGCCAACAAATTCAACAATTTCTCCGTGTTTCAAATCATACTTACCATCAACTACAAACTCAATTGTATTCCTAAATCTTTCTACATTAGCAGAAATGGTAACAATACAAGTTTTGTATCCTTGCTCTACTTTAACAGATTTTCTAATATCAGTAATTGATTTAATGTTGCCTTCAATCTTACTGTATGTCTGTCTGTTAAACCTACATTCTTCACTTAAACAAATTTCTTCTATAGCTGAGTCCAAGTATTCACCATTGGACTTAATCAAAGCATCTTCTTTTGCTTTAATTTCCGCAACTTCACAAGCAAAATTCTCAGCAGTATCGGGACCAAATCGGTACTCACCGACACCAGTTACAGCGTTAGCATTAAATGCCAACAACATTAACGCTGTATAGGTCGACAAACGGCATTTACTTTTGAACTTACCGAAGCTAATGCGTTTGCCATTGTTCTTTGAGATTCTAAACATTTTTCTTTGCTTGTAAATTGCTCATGGATGGTATTATTACTTGTAACACCAATCCATAAAACCAATGCCCATGTATTAATCATATAATTTCGACCAAGTTTTTAGTTTGGTTATCTTTCGTTCACCCGCTTTGGACATTTCTTCAATATCAATAATGCCGTGTTCACTCATTAATTTAATCATCGCCATCAAATCACCCAATTCTTCCGTAAGTCTGGCTCGATTATCGACACCACCTTCAGGCCAACGAGAATCAAAACCAAAACGGAAGATTTTACTAATTGCTACAATGACTTCACCACATTCTTCTTGAGCAATTGATAAAACTTCTTTTTGTTTATTATTCATCTGTATGTGTTCTTTACTTTAAATTCTTTATATACATAATAGTCAACCAAATCTCTTTCAATTTGTGTAACCAAATCGGTACGAGAGCCACGAACCGCAAATCTGATAGGAATATAACCCCAAGATTTTCTCTTTATGAAAGCAGCAAAATATTTACGGTGTTGAGGATTACTAGCATCAAATTCGATTACAGGTCTTGCCTTTAAATCCAATATGCTCATATAACCTTTCTGTAATTTAAAAAGATGCTAAGGGACACAACTGGCGCTTCACAGCGAGCATAATGCTGTTGTTTAAGAATGAGCGGACTTCTCCTGTATGAGCACTTTAAATGCGGACGATCCATTTTTACAGTACCATAGATACTCGGCATCTCCGACTTACAAGCTCGCATGAAGTCCCGCTATTCTCCCATTAGCAAAAACTATTACTCGGTAATTTCAGTTACAGACATTTCTTCTGCGACTGGTGTAGCTTTAACTTTCTTGGCAACTGCAACTTCTGGTGCCTTCAAGTCAGCCAATGTTGATACAGGAACAAAACCTGCATCTAACACACCAACACGCTTCATGTAGTCTTTCACTTCAGCCACATTGATTAGTTGATAGCCTGATACTTTACGGCCATCTTTAACCACTTTGATAATGCCATTGGCATTAGTTTTGATATGCCACATATATGTGGAAATACGGTACATTTGAATTTCTTTGCCAAGCAAAGTTTCAATCTGTTCTTTACTAACTTGCTTACCAGAAATCATTACTGTCAATAATTTCTGAAAGGGTTTCAACTTCATTTTTTTAGCAGCTTTTGCCATAATATAAATCTCCATTTATCAATTTAACGAACAACCATTGTAACACAAAAAGGCGAACTTGTCAAGAGGCATCGCCCATGTTTGCCTCATTCAGTCACCTCATCGTAACAAAATGACATAAATTCTTCATAAGAACCTTCGAAAATCACTTCGGTAGGATTCTTCACAACCAATTTATCTGCATAGATGTGGTATTCATACTCTTGCCAGCAATCCATATCAGATTCAATTGCGTAAATATAAAAACCACCAGGTGATTTTTTGAAATGCACAATCATCTGAGCTGCCAAGCAACCCATACCATTTGCAAAACTAAACAACTCTGGCGAACCAGAGATTCCATTTCCAACCGTCATCTGTGTTAAGAATTCCGACAACTCAACACCGTGACCTGACGGATAGCCGTCAAACTGGCGATACATACAAATGATTGGCTTTTCCAAATCATCATACACATAGGTTAAACTTCTAGTTCCCATTATTCATTTTCTCCATCATTAGAATAAACTTCTTTATAGATTGTTTTGATGAATTCTTTTGGATATTCATCTTCACAATATTCCAACACATCTTCAACTTCATAAAAACTTACATAAATGGTTTTACCAGATTGAAATTCAACCATGTAAACATTTTCTACATCAAAATCAAAGCTCATTAAAACTCCAAAATCTTAATAATTATAAACTGAAAATGCTTTTGCATCTTGTTTTAAACAAGTGCTTGCTTTACTCATAAAGCTACGATAACGAGCGGACGGCACATTGAAGCGGGGACCACGATATCGTATTTTGAAAAACTTACCTTGTTTTGCCATTTCACTTCTGAATTCATCAAGAAATTCAATAGGCACTCGGTGGTAAATTGCACAAACACCAGATTTTCTAAACTGTTCAAGATTAATCATAATAAAATTATTGCCTTTAAAAATACAAAACTAAACATAGCCATTATTAATACTGGTGTTAATAGATAAATTATTAACATTATCAACGCTACACATATTAAAAATTTAACCATAATCCACCATCAATTCTTCGATTTCAACAAATTCATCTTCAATATCATCAGGAATTTGTTTTGCAACAACCGCATGATAAGCCTCAGCATCTTCTAAATCAGCAAACGCTTTAAGATTAACATACCCATTTTCGGGACCAAATGATTTTACAATATAAACAACTTTCATTTTAATTCCAATCTTTCTTATCACCAAACTGTTCATTCCAAAAATAACCTGCCATATATTCACCAATTTCGGATTCTGTCAAAGCAGTAATTTTTTCACTTGACAAGGTATCACCAACATAATAGTGTGGCTCAATACCACGATGGTAATAACTATCAGCTGAACCTCTATCAAAACAACCGCCGTGCCTTGTATCAAATAATTCACGGTCTTTATAACTAGTAAATTTCATTAAGCTGCCACTTTCATCATAATAGAAGGATACTTAACAAAACCAGTTTCGTCTTTTTTTGCTTTGCCTTTAGCATACAAGCCAACGATAACTTGTTTTGGATCCAAAAATCTTAAATCGCTTTCATCACCATTAAATACTGGCAAACCAAGATAACTATCAGGCATTGGCAAAGTCTTTTTAATACCAAATACCACAGCAATATTATAACCTTGGTCTATTGCTTTAAATACATCCGTATCATTACCATCAGCAGCACTAAAGGTAAGAGAGTAATTAGCAATGTCCGCCACTTTACGGCCAAGCACCTTAGTATAATCATAAAAAACAACATTAGGAAAAGCGTCAAATATATTGCGATATAATTTCCCATTTCGGATGACTTCATATTTTTCCCATGATAAGTCGGATGTGCCGTTTAAACGGAAAACAGGAACTAAATGCAAACGAAGCGATTGCTTGATAGCTAATTCAATATCTTTAACCAACCATTCCATAAAACCTGCTCGTTCTTCAAAAAACATTTGTGTTTTGCGAATTCTAGCTTGTTGAATTGTATTTGTATTTTCGCCTTTTTTAAACATACCGCCACGACCAGCAGTATTAAGACAAGCAGCTGTGCAACCAGTAGTCCGCTTTGGACAGGTTTCATAACCTGATAAATTAGCGGGCGCTAAATGTAGAATATAAGTGTTATATCCTTGTTTAATGCCTTTTAATACTTTTGGGTTACCAGTGCTTAACAACTTCATAATTTACTTCCTTTATCAACTCAACAAAGTCCATTATACACGAACCAAGGCAATTGTCAAGGGCTTTACCGACTTTTTTTGGTTTTGTTGTTTCCACGCAACACTCCAGTAAGCTCTTGATTCCATTGACTTTTTTACCTACGCATTTTAGCCTGATCCAGAGCGTCTTCCGCATTGAATATCGGAACTGCATTGGACTTGTGGAGAGTACCTATCCCTAGCATTTTGTCGCCTGTATAGACTTTGCCATGAACTGGTTTTGTGCAACTGCCTCCGTGCGTTTCCATAGACGGATAATATGGTGTTTCCCGAATATAAACTTTTGGAGATAATACAGATAATCCATTATCAATATTAACTTTTTTACCACGGCTAAAATTGGTCTTAATACTATTAATACTATTAAGCCATTCATTATATTCTTCAGCTTTTCGAGCCAATTTCTTTTTTCTCTGCTCTCTTAATTTTTTAGGAGAGCGATTATTAGCATAGATAATCATAGTTTAGATTTTACAGCTTCAATATGTTTACATTTACCACGATAACCATAACCGATACAAGTGCAAGATAATTTAGCACCATTAACTTCGATTTTATAATCGTGATTGCCAGATATTACTTTAAATATACGAATACCAGATTTTGGACTATAATCATGTCCTTCATCTTTTGGTATTAACTTAGATAATCCTTCGTGATTAATTTTGATAAACTTGCGATATCGTTTATCCAATTTAATACGGGATTTTAATTGATTAATAGCAGTATCGCCTTGCTTAATGTAGGCAATAATATTACTATTATTATCTAGTAAATAGATATGATTTGATACTGGAAAATCTGCGTTCCAGATTGTAGTTTCTTGTAGAATTTCACTCATAGCCTCCAGTATAACAGAACTGGAGTGGATGTCAAGGGCTGCTGTTGTTTTTAAGCAACACTACCCTTTTAGTAATTGTTGCCCTTCATCCTGTTCTCGGATATCTTCCTCAAACGCTTGCAATTTCAATCGGTTGATTTCATTCTGCAAAGCAACATTCATTGTTGCGCCATGTTCTAATTGTTTTTCAAGCATCTCAATACGCTTGTCAATATCTTTAACTGACATCTTTTTGCTCCCGTCTTAGCATACGATATAGGGCTTTATCGTTGTGCTTGTTGCGAAACTGTTTGAATGTTTCCCTATCTTCGTTTTTTTTGAATTTGGATTTTTGAGATTTTTCAAATTTCCGACCGCCGCCAATCATTTTGTTACCTATTCTAAAATATGGTCTGCCACACCAAATTCAACCATTTCTTCAGCCGACAGATAAACATCGGAGGGGCCTAGAAGTTTTGTTCTGACTTTGGCTCGTGGTAGTCCTGTGGTTTCTACCAAAACACGAATCATTCTTTCATTAAGAGATTCACTCTCTTTCATGGCAGATTTGATATCATGGTATTTGCTATCCATAGAATCGGTAAATTGGTGACACATACCGCTGGTATTTTTAGAAACATACCTGTGACCTTTATCGCCTGCGGAGAATATCAGAAAAGCCGAACTCATCACATTACCAATACCGATAGTGCGAACAACAAATTTAGAACTTTTTATAATATCAATCAAGGCAAAGGCATCTGTTAGACTGCCGCCTGTTGAATTGATATAGAGGGTTAACATTTTATCAGCGTTGGATGTATCCATGTTTTCATAGAGCAACCAACGAATAGCCTTATCAACCGTTTCATCATTAATATCACCCGTAATCATATGGGTGTGTTCTTTTAATAATCCGAGATTGATAATATCCTCGGCATCAATTACCGATTCGTCAAATTTTCTTGTCATACTCTTTATGCCACTCATAAGCTGTTTTCAATATTGATAGTATATCATGTTTTGGGCGGTAATTCAATACTTTTTGAGCAAGAGTAATATCGGCAACCAACTGGTCGGGGTCACCTTGCCGTCTTGCCT